AGATCATAGACTTTCTGCGACGTCACGGACAGGGTAAAACCCTGGTCCATGACCCTTGCATAATAGTCCACTTCGTAGAGCATAACCAACTCACCCATCTGGGTAGTTGCTGCTCCTACGGAGGCGGCGTTACAGCCGTAGATCATTCCCTGCATCGACTGTCGATTACCTGCAAGAGTGTCAGGATCGACCTCACAGTCGTAGAGATTGGGACCCGAGTAGGTGAACTCGAGACACAAATCAGACTTGAACGGACCAGAAATGGTATCCTTCAAACTCTGAATTGTGGCGTAGTTATGTGATGGGGCGGTAGCCGACGACGCACAATCAGGGGAGTACGCCAACGCGAAACCCCCTGGTGTGTCATCGGATATATAGTTGGAATAGAATAGACCAACCCGCCGATAGACATAATACGACCAATCCCTTGCATCAAGGGCCATCTGCCCTCCAAGGATATCCGGACTAAGCGGGATATTGTCCTTTTGGGAATCCCAGCTCGTACCCTGAAGTACGCCGGCTTCTCCGCTCACGGGACCCAAAGTCGTTAAGACTTGGGAACCGAGAACGCGGATACCGGGCCCGTACTCAGGGTGTCTGGGTGCAGCTGAAGTGGAATGGAAGAGTCCCTTCCGGACCTTATCCACCTTCAGTGTACCGCCGTCTGTCTTCGGGTTCTGTTGCCAGAGAGATCCGAGACCAGCGGTCCAGCCACTCTTTCCAGAGTAGCCTGCATGTAGCAGTGAAGAATTGATTCCAACGAATGCAGAATTCTTCACATCCCGAACACGTTCAACAACGTTGCGGGGGCGTCCTTGACGTTTAGTCTTGGACTGGGTCTGTCGAATTTCGACAACCGTCTTTGGTGCGCTTTTTCTAGAGCTGCGCACTACAGCCCTCTTGCCTTTTGATGACATGGTTACTCCGAAAGGGCAGGAAGATCGTCTCTATCATTAATGAAACGATCCTCCTCCTGCGCCGCGATATAATATTCTAAATCGCGGTCTTCGGACGACTGTCCATCCAACTCAACCTCAGATACTTCACGCTCCACAGTAATAACTGGAGCTCGGAAAGTAAACTTTGAGGCTTCTCCGTGCAGTCTGTCGACGCCCCGCAGACTCGACACTGCTTGGTACGGAAGTATTAAGAACTCGCTGCAATGCGAATTCACCGTTTTGGAGAATTTCTTGAGTTGAACCCAATCAAAAGGTTGTGTTAACTCGTCAATTAACTTTATCGTTCCAGAAGGAATAATGGGAAACGCGAACTTTTCGCGTACATCACTATTGCTCTTCCAGAACCTCCAAGAGGCCTGAGGGCCCTGAGGTAAACGATGACGAGGAAACACAACTTCCCGTGGTGTAAGAACCTTAAACTGAGAAACATCTGCAGTAGCTAAGGGCACGGGGCGCTCCAGCGCGTCCAACATAACACGACACGTCCCGCGAGGGACTTCGAGTTGGAACGTTGCTTCGCTGTCGCTAAGACCTGTCCACGTGACAGGCGACCAGATTTTCTGTTGCTCGCATGCTAAATTATAGCTCGCAACTAATCGCTGGTACTTAGTCATTAGGATATCTCCCACGGGGGTAAAACCCACACCGCCGAGACTCTGAGACATGTACAACTGATATTTTCCAAAATCAGTATACTCGTCAATCAGATTCCGATTGAACTGAAGGAAGAGATGGTCGCTCCATTGAGGTAAAACACTCCACGTAGTTACACGTTTGTGGAGAGAAGCGAGTGGCCGATCGCCACTTGAGACCTTCGACTGTCCCAAAACCATCCCAACAGGGAAATAGTCAACTCTAACGAATTCATCATCCACGAAGTTCCAACCAACAGTATTAATGGTACAGAACTTAGGATGACTCAGATTCTTGCCGATGCTGAGATCGAAACCAAAGCTTGACACGTAACCGCGCCAAACTCTTTCGAACTCTGCATCCGCAGAGAATAGGATATCGTCACCGTTGACTAATACAGGAAGCTCACAGAACTCGGCCTCACGGCCATAATAGTCCTCGAAAGCAAGCCAATAAGTAATTAAATTGGCCACACACAAAATCGGAAAAGAAAGCGGCGAGCCCATAAGCTGCCCGTTCTTCTGGGCAACAATATAGCCCTTCCCAATAAGTGTTTCCTGCACCCCAATCCGCGCATATTCCACGGGATCATTACGTTTAAGACCTTCAAGCTCCTCCTCGAGCCGGTCCATCAACGTCTTTGGTCCCTTATACAACAGGTTATGCTCATAAAGCACTGACCTAAGTATCGGAGTTAACATTCCCATATTCACCTTCGACAGCAAGCTCTCAAAGATCGTCTTAGTGACGTGGATGTTC